GAGAACTACATATACATCGTTGCTAGCACAAAGATTATACAAGGAGTAGAGTATGAATAATGAAAAAGCCTATGTAGGCACCTTTCGAAAAAAGAACAACGACTTTAGAACAATGGTGTTCGTAAAGTTAGAAGATTTACCAGCTTCTTTTCTGGAGACGAAAATCAAAGGAAAAGAGACCGACAGAAAGTTGGCAGAAGGCTCAGAGCTGGTATGGGACGTTGAGAGTGATGGATTCCGAGTTTTTAATTGGAACACCATCATCGGAGAGGTCGAGAAATACAGCGCTTTTGAAGAAAAACGCACACCGACAGAAAAAACCTCTTGACAAATGAAAAATGATCTGTTACAATACGGGTTCACGAGCGAAAAACGCTTTTAAAAGGAGAAAAAATGGCAATTGACATGAAGAAAATGAGATCAAAACTAACTCAACTTAAGAGTCGCGGAAGCGGCGGAGGGAACTTTTGGAAGCCACAAGATGGTAACCAGACTATCCGCATTCTTCCTACGGAAGATGAAGACCCTTTTAAGCAGTTCTTCTTTCACTATAACGTGGGTGAAGGAGGAGGGTTCTTGTGTCCAAAGAATAACTTTGGGGACAACTGCCCGGTGTGTGGTTTTGTAAAGACTCTCTATCAGCAAGGTGATGATGAGAGCAAGGAAGTGGCCCGCGGACTCAATGTAAAGAGTCGCTTCTTTTCCCCTGTGCTTGTTCGAGGGGAAGATGATTCGGGAGTCCGTGTCTATGGGTATAGCAAGACCGTGTATGAAACACTACTTGGGCTTGTTCTAAACCCTGAATATGGTGATATTACCGACTTGGAGACTGGAGTTGATCTGGGTCTTCAATACGGTAAGCCACCGGGTGGAAACTTCCCCGTTACCAAGATTACCCCCAAGAGGCAATCTAGCTCGCTTTGTGATAAACTAAGCGATGATCAGTGTAAAGAAATGCTTGAGAGCATTCCTGATTTTAGCACTCTTTTCGAGCGACGCTCTTCGGAAGATGTGCAAAAGTTGCTGGATGAGCACATGGCTGGTAATAATGCGGAAGGTTTCTCTAAGGAAACTGAAAAGTACACCGACACGGAGAAGGTAGACAGCGCGTTTAACGAGTTGCTCTAGCGCTCCCGCTCCCACAGGGAGGCATAGGGTTATCAGGTGCCTCACTTTTTACAAGGATTCTTATATGGCAAGAAATAAAAGCAAGTCAGCAGGCAAACTAAGTATTGCTGAAATGCGAAATTTGATAAATAAAAAAGCCGGCATGACAGTTTCCCATGATCTAACTTCTAAGAATCCTTCCGAAGTTACTGACTGGATACCGACAGGCTCAACATGGTTAAATAGTATTATTTGTAGGGGCAAGACTGCCGGCATTCCAGTAGGAAAGATTACTGAGATCGCCGGCATGGAGTCTAGCGGGAAAAGCTACATGGCAGCGCAAACTTGCGCTAGCGCGCAGAAGAAAGGGATAGAGGTTGTCTATTTCGATTCTGAGTCTGCCATAGATCCATCATTTTTAGAGAGGAGCGGCGTCAACTTAAGTGAACTTTTATATACACAAGCAATCTCTGTTGAGTTTGTCTTGGAAACTATAGAAGATTTGCTCAATTCTAATGACGCTAGGTTTCTCTTTGTATGGGATTCTTTAGCATTGACTCCCGCCATTAGTGATGTAGAGGGGACTTTCAATCCGAATGAATCGGTAGCAGTAAAGGCGAGAGTCCTGGCAAAGGGGATGTCAAAATTGATAGTGACATTGGCCAACGCTCAGTCAACACTCTTGGTTCTAAATCAATTGAAGACAAACTTACAAGTTGCAAACCCGAAATATGCAACTGATAGTGAGAAGTATACTTGTCCGGGCGGAAAGGCCATGAACTATGCTTATAGTTTGCGCGTCTGGCTCACAGGAAGAAAGGGCAAGAATAGTGTAATTTTAGATGACAAAGGGTATAGAATAGGAAATGAAGTTAAGGCACGTTTAGAGAAATCGCGCTTTGGTACGGCCGGCCGCATTTGTAACTTCAAAATTATGTGGGGTGGCGATATTGGGGTAAGGGATGACGAGAGTCTATTTGAAGCAATTCAAAGCTCCAAGCATCTGAACAATGCAGGTGCATGGTGGACCTTATCCTATGAAGACGGCAGCAAAGAAAAGTTTCAAGCATCCAAATGGCCACAGCTAATGACTGGAGAAAAGTTTAGGGACCGAGTGATGGCTATCCTCGATGAGGAAGTTGTTTTGAAATTCGACAAGAGATTGGTGGATGCCGATGTCTTTTATGAAGAAGAAGACGAAGAAGCGACGAAAGAAAGCGCGTAAGTTGTAAAAGTGCTTGACAAACTGCCTCTCATGTGGTATAATGTGCCACATGAGAGGTTTTTATGTTTCCAAAGAGGCACAAGAGAGCACTAGAACTCGCAAGAAGAGTGGCGTCTAGATCGACCTACTGTAGACAGCGCCATGGCGCAGTTTTAATAAAAGGTGGCACAGTAAGAAATGTATCTACAAACAGTATCAATTATTGCTCCTTTGCAGGAAGGTTCCGGCCGCATGATATGTGTGGGCATGCGACACAGCACGCAGAGGTTGGAGCGGTATTAGGGCTGGATAGAAGCGTCACAGAGGGAAGTATAGTTTATGTTGTTAGAATAAATAAGTCTGGTGACCTGCTGCTATCCAAACCATGTCCAATGTGTGAGTGTATTCTAAGACATTGCGGCGTGAAAAAGGTGATATACTCTGTTAGTGATAAAGAAATAGGAGAACATAGAATATGACAGAAAAAGATAAAGATAAAGAAATAAAGAAGCTGCGCGAGACAATAGAGTTGTCCGTAGATGCACTTCATAAGAATATGGCAATTTTGGGATCTCTATATACAAAGATAGGAATTCTTGAAGCGAAAAACACTGAACTAGAACAAAAGGTGAAAGACCTCGAGGAGAAAGTATCTTGAAAAGACTAATGATTGTTGACGGAAATAATGATTTTGTTAGGCACTATATTGTCAACCCATCGCTGTCCACCAATGGCCAGCCAGTTGGTGGTATTGTGGGCTTCCTTCAAAGTTTACAGAAGCTTGATCGCTCAATCAAGCCGGATTCTATTGTCGTGGTGTGGGATGGCGCCGGCGGCAGCAAGAAGAGAAAGTCTCTTGTTAAAACATACAAGGAAGGCCGAAAGCCTATCCGCCTAAACAGAAACGTTAGGAACCTGGAGGCAAACGAAGAGACAGATAACCGGATTTGGCAGCAGGTGAGGATTTTAGAGTATCTCAACAAGACGCCAGTAATCCAATTTATGAAGCCAGACATAGAGGCGGATGATATTGTTGCTTTGGTTAGCATGCTTCCGCGATTCTCTGAGTGGCAAAAGGTTATTGTATCGAGCGACAAAGATTTCATCCAGCTATGTGATGATAACACCGTCCTTTTCCGCCCGATCCAAAAAGAAGTCTTGAACAAGAAGGCTATAATTAGCGACTTCTCTATTAGTCCGACAAACTTTGCATTGGCCCGAGCAATGGTAGGCGATAAATCAGATAACCTGCCAGGAGTTCCAGGTGTAGGATTAGCCACCGCTGCCAAGCGCCTGCCTTTTCTGGTAGAAGAAAAATCTTACTTTATTGAAGATGTCATGAACTACTGCCAGAAGAAAGTTGATGAGGATACAAACATTAGGTTTTATTCTTCGATCTTAGAACACGAGGATGTGGTAAAGTTGAACTATAAGATGATGCAGCTATATAGCCCAAGCTTGTCAACGCAAGCTGTGCGCTCCATAAGGGAGTCTCTCGAAAAGCACGAGCCAGAGTTTAGCGAGACTGAGGTTGTCAAGATGTTGTTCCAAGATGGCTTCCCCCAAATTAACTTAGATGAACTATATGCCACCTTCCGAAAAATAATCCGTGAGCACAAAGAAAGCTCTTGACGTTCTTTCGAAAATAGCGTAAACTGTCAAATATTGGAGCGTCAAAAATGTTAGAGCAAGAGATTAAAACGTTTGGTTCTTTCGGGAAACCATTTCAAGAAGTATTAGCAAAATTGATATTAGAAGATTCGAAGTTCGCCACGCAGCTTGGTGAGATTCTGGATATCAACTTTTTTGAATTAAGATACCTTCAGGATTTCGTAAATAAGATTTATGTGCACAAAAAAGGCTACGAGGTGCACCCGTCAAAAGGAACTTTTGAGAGCATCCTTAAGAATGAATCGAAAGATGCTATCAGCGAGACACTGAGAAAGCAAGTAAGAGACTATTATGTCAAGATGGCATCTGGCCGCATTGATGAAGTAGATGAAGAGTATGTAAAAAGTAAAGCATTAGATTTCTGCAAGAAGCAGAAGCTTCAAGAGGCGATGCTAAAGAGCGTAAAGCTGATGAAGGAATCTTCTTTCGACGAGATCAGCAAGATAATCAATGACGCGCTCAAGCTAGGGCTGGATACAGACTTTGGATACAACTTTTTAGAAGACTTCGAGAAAAGATACGAACTCAAATATAGAAACCCAATATCAACAGGGTGGTTAGAGATCGATGATATTCTACGCGGTGGACTGGGAAATGGTGAACTTGGTGTCGTTATTGCTCCTACAGGGGTTGGCAAAAGTATGGTCTTGGCTCACTTGGGAGCGAAAGCAATCCTGGCCGGCCACAACGTAGTTCATTATACACTAGAGTTGCAGGACATTACCATAGGAAATAGATATGATTCTTGCTTGACGGGGATTCGACTGAACGAATTATATTCCAGGAAAGATGAAGTTTACGAAAAGATCAAGGAGACTCCAGGAAAACTTTTGATCAAAGAGTACCCTACAAAATCTGCAACAACAAATACCATACGCAATCATTTAGAGAAGTTACGGCAACGAGATTTTAAGGTTGATACCCTTATTGTAGACTATGGCGATCTTTTAAAACCTATTTTATATTCAAAAGAGAAAAGAGAAAACCTCGAAACTATTTATGAAGAGTTGAGGGGAATCGCTCAAGAATTTGAGTGCCCAGTCTGGACAGCCTCACAAACCAACAGGAGCGGAATAAACGCAGAAGTCATAACGATGGAAGCAATCAGCGAAGCGTTCTCTAAATGCTTTGTTGCGGATTTTATTTTTTCAGTTTCGAGGACGGGCACAGACAAAGTGAACAACACAGGTAGAATTTTCATTGCAAAAAATAGAAATGGTATTGATGGCATCGTGTTTCCAATTTTTATGGACGCATCAAATGTTGACATCAAGGTGCTGCCTCAATCTGAATTGCCAAAAGATGAGAATGGGCTGACAAAGCCTCAACAAATTTACAAACTACAAAGGGAAAAGGGAAAATAACATGGAACTATCCAATCAAATTTTGAGCGACATTACAATTCATATGAAATATGCCCGGTTTCAGGAACATCTAAGCAGGCGGGAGACGTGGGAAGAGTTAGTTACGAGAAACAAAGAGATGCACAAGAAGAAGTATCCGGAACTAAAGGATGAGATTGAAGAGGCATATGCGCTGGTCTATGAGAAGAAGGTGTTACCATCCATGAGATCGCTTCAATTTGGAGGAAAGCCCATTGAGATATCTCCAAACCGAGTTTATAACTGTGCATTTCTTCCTGTTGACGATTGGAGAGCGTTTAGCGAGATTCTTTTTTTGCTTTTAGGTGGTACTGGTGTTGGATATAGTGTCCAGACGCATCACATTGAGAAGCTTCCAGAGATCAAAAAACCAAACTTCGCCAAAAGGAAAAGGTACCTTGTTGGTGATAGCATAGAAGGGTGGGCAGATGCAGTTAAAGTTCTAATGAAGTCGTACTTCAAGGGCACCAGTGCGTTGGAATTTGATTATAGCGATATTCGAGAAAAAGGCTCTCTCTTGGTAACAAGCGGAGGAAAAGCGCCTGGCCCAGAGCCCCTCAAGACATGCTTACGCCAAATCAAGAGCATTCTAAATCATAAGGAAGATGGCGATCAGCTTAGAGCAATTGAAGTGCATGACATTATTTGCCACATTGCTGATGCAGTATTGGCTGGTGGTATCCGTCGTGCCGCACTAATTTCTTTATTCTCTGCTGATGATGAAGAGATGATTTCTTGTAAGTATGGCAATTGGCATGAAACCAATCCGCAAAGAGGCAGGTCAAACAATAGTGTTGTTTTGTTGCGCCACAAAATTGAAGAGGATTTCTTTTTTGAGTTGTGGGAGAAAATTAAGTTAAGTAATTCGGGTGAGCCAGGGATCTATTTCTCTAACGACAAAGACTATGGCACGAACCCTTGTTGTGAAATCGCATTACGACCATTCCAATTTTGCAACCTTTGTGAAGTTAACGCATCCAATGTCGAGACACAAGAAGACTTGAATCAGAGAGTATCTGCGGCAGCCTTCATTGGCACTCTTCAGGCAGGCTATACGGACTTCCACTATCTTCGCTCAAACTGGAAGAAGACCACAGAACGCGAGGCTCTTTTAGGAGTTAGTCTTACTGGCATTGCTAGCAACAAAGTACAGCAATTAGATATGAAGGAAGCAGCCAGATTTGCAACACAGATAAACAAGACAGTATCGCAGGTATTAGGTATCAATCCAGCAGCTCGAATTACAACAGTGAAGCCGGCTGGAACTACCTCTTTGGCTCTTGGATGCAGCTCTGGCATTCATGCGTGGCACAGTGAATATTATATTCGAAGGATAAGGGTGGCCAAGAATGAGTCGATTTATGGGTATCTCCTCAAGAACCACCCAGAGCTAGTAGAAGACGAGTTCTTTCGGCCTCACGATACAGCAGTTATTTCAGTACCACAAAAGGCGCCAGAGGGAGCAACTCTAAGGGTAGAGTCTCCTCTTGACTTGCTTGAGAGAATAAAGCACTTTGCAAAGAACTGGATCAAGCCAGGGCACAAGAGAGGCTCCAATACACATAACATTTCAGCGACTATCTCTATCAAAGAAGATGAGTGGGAGACGGTTGGTAGCTGGATGTGGGAAAATAGAAAGTTCTATAATGGTATCTCAGTTCTTCCTTATGACGGAGGAACATATGTGCAGGCACCATTTGAAGACTGCGATGAACTAACTTATGAAAGGATGATGAGATCCCTAAAAGAAATTGACTTAAGTAAAATCAAAGAAACGGAAGATAACACGGACTTACGAGGAGAGCTTGCTTGTGCAGGCGGAGCGTGTGAAATAAGATGAAAAAACTTATGACAGAATGGCGAAAGCATCTCAACGAGATGATATCAACTAGAGAGTTGGAAGATTTTGATGCAAAGTACAAGAATCCTGTGCAAAGTACAAGAATCCTGAAAATGTTCAGATCCTAGCGTCAGAACTGCTTGATTTAGGTTGGGCGCGAGAAGCAGTCGAACATCACAAGACTGAAATTCCGCCTTTTTCGGAAATTAGAAATGTTATATTGAACCTAGAGAAGTACGATGCGCCAAAAACAGCAGAAGTAGTCAATGCTGACGAACTTTTTGTTTCAGGCGACAACATGAGAGACAGGGAACAGAAATATCAAGATTATAAGTCGGGAAAGATAGACAGGTATTTTCGCGATAGCGATAAAGACCCAGACGGCATTGATTTTGCGAACCTGCCCCCAGTCACGGCAGTGGAAGAACCCGATGGCAGACTCGAAGTTGCTGACGGCAACCATCGTGTTTTCTTGGCGAATAAAAAGCTTGACAAGCGCTCTGTTCTGTGCTATAATGCCAGAACAGACTAAACTAATAAAGGAGTGATAATGTCTAATAGTAACTTAAAAGTTGTCAAAAAAGAAGAAGATGAAATAACAGCAAAGGAAGATCGGATTACCGATTATGTTAAGTCCCTTGTCGCCATCGAAGAAGAGATGGAACCATACAAGGAACAGAAGCGAGCCCTAAAAAGCAACTATGTAGAAAATGGCTGGCTGAGTAAGGATGAAATTAGTATCGCCATAAAGGCGTTACGCCTAATGAAGAGTGATGTTGATCTTGAACAGATTCAAGACTTCATTGATCTATATAAGAAAACAAAGGTGGGATGATGAGAGAGTTCGCTCCCTGTAACAGACATTTGTCGATAGTGAGGATTGAAGATGAGGATTCCAAAGAGGAAAATGTTACTACGAAGGTATTATTGCCTGATGAGTATAAAGCTTCTAAAGATCACGGTACTTATAGGGTTGTGGGCTCTGCTCCTGACTGTTTGCAAGAATTTAGAACTGATAGCCTCGTGGTTGTAGAGGAGCACCTTGTAAGGTCTCTTAGAACAGATAAGGAATATCTTATTATTCCAGAGGGTGCGGTTTTGATGGTGTCAAAGTGAGCGATAAGCTAGACCTGACCTTTCGGTTCTCTCACACTCATCCGAGAGAGCCGAAAGCCATTAAGATCAAGAAAGATCTGTATGGCGATGGCATTGGTTCAGTAGAATATGTGGAACACATGGGCAGCGATTTATCAGTGGTAAATTCTGCCCGTGTTTCCTTTGGTGCGCACAAAAAAACATTAGATAAGGGAGACGAGAAGTTAGTTTCTTATCTAATCAAACATAAGCACACCTCTACGCTTGAACACTGCCTCATTACCTTTCGCTTTGTGGTTCCTCTGTTTGTGCGTTCACAACATCACAGGCATAGAACTTGGTCGTACAATGAAATATCTCGTCGCTATACAGACGTTGATATCAATTTCTACGAACCAAAAGAGTTTAGGACACAACATGAGAGCAACAGGCAGGCAAGCAATGAAAGTGATTTGGTTGACCCTTTTTTATTGGGCTCTTCCTATCCTGCCTCGCAAGCAGTAAGAGAACACCATGTGATATCAATGGACTTGTTTGATAGGCTTATCAATGCAGGCGTTTGTCGTGAACAAGCAAGAGGAATTCTGCCACAGAATATGTATACACAATACTATGGCACAGTAAACCTAAACAACTTACTTAAGTTTATTGACCTTCGCACACACGAAGGAGCACAATGGGAAATACAAAAGGTTGCCGAAGCTTGTTTGGAAATAGCAACTGAGTTGTTCCCTATTACTGTTGGTGCATATAGAAAAGAAAGAAAATGACAACCCCTCCTCACGATAAGATAATTATTGGAGGCAGTCTTGCCTCCTTGCTTTATGGGCACTACAATGACATCCCAGTCATCTATGTGAAACCAAGAGTACCCCTCTTTTATGAGGAGGATGAAGAGGGCAACTCAAAAGAGTTTATGTGGAGGGAGCTAGCATTTCAATTATCAATGGCTGGCTTGATGCCGATGAGTGACAAAGCGGTGGGCCTTAGAGTAGAGGAAGGAAACTTACTCAAGGTCTTTACGGAAGGCGCTTACTATGCTTCATATACATTCAACGAACTTGTTGTGTTTGATGACGAGAAACTAGAAGGCTGGGAAGGGACTCTTGAGAAGGAAGATAGATACAGGGTGCTAGACTGGATAAACGATAGGCGCAGCTCTCCTCACAATGTAACACACTTGCAAGCGGAAGATGATTTTGTGAAACATGTTTATTTTTATCCTTCGAAAAGAATACCAGGAAATTGGAGTGAAAAGAAGGACATCCTTACGGTATCCTATCTTACAAAAGAGCAGGTGTCGCATATAGAATACTCAGATATCTATGTTAAGTTCAAAGTTTTAGATATGATGAAGGGTGCTGGCATTCAAGGGAAGAAGAATGGCAAGAGCATAAAGGATCCAACCAAATCTAATCGCCTCTCCATCAAAATAGAAACAGAAAAAAGAGAGATACAAAGGGTGATAGAAGAACCTTATTCGGAAGAGGAGCTGCTTGTTAACTATAGAGACAAAGAATCAAAGAACAAGAACATACGCAAACTAAGGAAGTATTTGGATGGATGGCAAAAGTTTTGATACAACATACTTCAGCTTAGCAGGAGTTATTCCTGTTGCTGGCCAGCCATTAGATTATAAGTTTCCATGGCACGATAGTCTGATGCCAATTGGAAACAACTATTTGGCAGTAGAAAGAAGTGTCTACGAATGTGCCATGGCGGGCTGTGAGAGCATATGGATTGTTTGCCACAAAGAGATGCAGTCTATTATAAGACATAGAATAGGGGACTGGATATTAGACCCTGCAACTCATCCCTCGATCAAGCACCATTTTGTTTGGCAACCATCAGACCATAGAAAGTTTGTTCCAATCTACTATGTGCCCATTCACCCAAAAGACAGGGACAAGAGAGATTGCCTGTCTTGGAGTGTAATATACGGAGCCATGAGAGCATTCTCACTATCAAAGATTATAAGCAAGTGGGTGGTTCCAGACAAGTATTATGTTTCTTTTCCTTTCGGCGTTCACTATACACACGATCTTAGGAAGCAGAGAAAGAACATATCAAATAAGAAGAAGTTCTATATGACATACAATGGAAAGACAGTAAAAGACGGTGAGTATTTATCTTTTACGTTTGATGCCGAAGACTGGAAGAAGTTCCGCAGAGTCATTAGAGGAGGCACAGGAAAGTATAGTCCGGACTCCTATTATGATGAAAAAGAAAACACTGTAAAAGGGGATAAGTTACCAGTTAGTGAGAGATATAGTGCCAAGAACTTCCCTATAGAAAAGGTCTTTGGCTGCGTTGATACAACAGATCAGAACACATATGAGGTTGAGTGGCATCACAATATAGACAACTGGGAAGGCTATTGTAAATACATAGGGAGCGAAGAAGCGAAGAAGATTCAAAGGCCAAACTATATCCTAAAGTATCACGAGCACAACCCTTTTGGAAAAGACAAAGAAGAAATCGTCAGCCCTCCCGAAGAAAGCACTTGACATCTTCAAAAATATGTGCTATACTACCATTCCGCACCGTTCTAATGTGCGACAGATAGGAGTTTCCGGTGAAAAGAAAAGTAAAGAATAAAGAATTTTTAGATGCCCTGAAGAAGCATTACGAAGCAGAAGTAGAAAAGAACAAGGTAACGCTTAAGCTGTACTTGGATGAACCATTAGCAGTTTCAGATCATGAGAACTTGTTGGACAGCATGAAGATGCTTACAAAACAGTTAGCAGAAGCAGAAGAAGCCCTAGCTACACTACAAATTCATTTCGAGTAGAAAGTTAAAACAACATGGAAAGAAAAGAATCAAAGCTCCCCTTTGTTGGTCTACACGCACATAGTGTGGCAAGCGTATTTGACGGATTGGGATACCCTTACTGATCATGGGAACATGAACGGCTTGGCATACCAAGTAATGCATGCCAAGAAGATGGAGAAAGAAGGCAAAGACTTCAAGCCCATCTTTGGTGTGGAGGCATACTTTCTCCCTTCCGTTGCGGAATGGAAAGAGGACTATAATCGCATTCGCGAAGAAAAGATCAAGCTAAAGAAGAGGATCACCAAAGATGAGGAGACTAGTGGCGCCACGATTGAAGTAGAAGAAGATACGAAGGCTGCCATTAAGAATATCCTAAACCGTCGCCGCCACTTGGTATTGTTGGCGCAGAACCAGACAGGACTATATAACCTGTTTCAGCTAATCTCTAAGAGCTACATGCAAGAGAACTATTACAGGTTTCCTCGCTTGGACTATGCACTACTCAAAGAACACAATGAAGGGATTATTGCTTCTTCTGCATGTCTTGGTGGCGTGTATGCTGGAGACTTTTGGCAGAATAGAGAGCAGGGCGATGATGCTGTCCTAGATGCCATGAGGGAAACAAGCAAGTCCATGGTAGATATCTATGGAGATAGGTGGTATGCGGAGATTCAGTGGAACAGGATCAAAGAACAACACGAATTAAATAAATATGTCATTCAAGTTGCTGAAGAGTTTGACATTAAGCTAGTCAGCACTGCCGACAGTCATTACCCCAATCCCCTGCTTTGGAAACAACGAGAGATCTATAAGCAGATTGGATGGAAAGGATTCCAGAGTGAAAGCAAGCTTCCCGATAGCATTGAAGAGATGCCTTACCAACTTTATCCAAAGAATGGCGATCAAATGTGGGATTCGTACAAAGAGTATTCCAAAGATTGCGGATTCGAATATGATGATAATGTGGTACGCGACTCTATCACCGAAACACATCACATTGCCCATGAAAGAATATCCCGGTTCCTACCAAGCAACGAGGTACGGCTTCCAAGTTTTGTGGTCCCCAAAGATAAAAGCGCCGCCGCAGCCCTTATTGATTGCGCAACTGAGGGACTTCAGCATGCCGGCCTTAGTAAAAAGACCGTTTATGTAGAGAGGTTGAATGAGGAGTTGGAGGTAATCAATGCTAACGACTTTGCTCAATACTTTTTGACAATGAAAGCAATTGCTGATATCGCCTCATCCAAACAGTTGGTCGGCACTGCTCGCGGTAGTGCTGCTGGATCTTTAGTTTCATACGTCCTTGGCATCACACAGATTGACCCCATTGAACACAACTTGTTGTTTGAGAGGTTCATGACAAGGAACCAAAAAGATATCGGGTTTCCCGATATTGACTATGATGTTTCAGATCCGATGGAACTCAAGGAAGATTTGATCAAACGATGGGGAGAGGACAAAGTTATTCCAATTTCAAACTGGAATACTTTGCAACTGAAATCTCTTATCAAGGATATTAGTAAGCTTCAAAACATCCCCTTTACAGAAGTGAATACGGTTACAATGAGGATGATGCAGGAGGCAACTCCACCAGCTAAGGCAGCGAAGGGTATCACTTCTGGTATGTATATTCCTGACTTCGAAGAAGTGAAGAAATACAGCCAGTCGCTTCAGGACTATTTTCGTAGATATCCTGAAGTAGCAACTCATGTTGACGTTTTATATGGACAGATCCGCAGTTGTTCGCGACACGCTGGTGGTGTTGTTGTGGGGGACAACCTAGACAAGTATATGCCGCTCATTAATAGTGGTGGCGTGAGGCAGACTCCATGGAGCGAAGGCCAGAATGTTAGACACTTAGAGCCCATGGGTTTTATTAAGTTTGATATCCTTGGACTAACCACATTGCGAATGATGGAAGGAGCAATCCGCCACATACTCAAACGTCATTATGACAACAAGGATCCATCTTTCGAGGAAGTGAGGGACTTTTATAATAAGAAACTTCATCCGAAGAAGATAGACTTGAAGGACAAGAAGGTTTATAAGAATGTTTTTCAAAAAGGCAATTGGGCTGGAGTCTTTCAGTTTACAGAAGGTGGAGCACAGAGGCTTTGCCAGCAAGTAAAGCCAGAGAACATTGTTGATCTGTCTGCTATCACAAGCATCTATCGCCCAGGCCCATTGTCGGCAAAGGTTGACAAACACTACATGGAAGCCAAGAGCGATCCAAGCAGCATCAAGTATGCACACAAGATTGTGAAAGAAGTCACAAAGGAAACTTATGGGTTCCTAATCTTTCAGGAACAAATCGCTATGCTGGCTCATCGTCTTGGAAAAGATATTTCTCTGGATGAAGGAAACATCCTAAGAAAGATTCTCACTAAGAAAGGGAGCAAGAAGGATAAGGTCAAGGATGGTATCTATAATAGATTCATTGCTGGGTGTGAAGAGAAGGGGATGACTTTCCGTTCTGCTCAAAAGCTTTGGGAAACATTTGAATACTTCTCAGGATATGGTTTCAACAAATCACATGCTTTGAGCTATAGCATTCTATCGTTTCAGTGTGCTTGGTTCCTAGACAAAGAGCCAGAGGCTCGCAAAGAGAAGGCAATCAACATTGCTCAAAGCATGGCTTTTGGCATCGAGAGACTAAATATTAACACCAGCGGTCTTACTTGGGAAATATCAGAAGACGGTAAGACTCTAATCCAACCTCTAACTAGCGTTAAAGGAATTGGCGAGGCAGCAATTAAAGAGATCATAAACTACCGACCATTCAATACCATTGAAGAGTTTTTGTTTCACGATAGGATGTCTTATTCTAAAGTAAATAAGAAGACTTTGGATGTGTTGGTGCGCTCGCAAACACTAAACAGTCTTATGGATGATAGGTTTAGCGGGATGAAGCACTTCTGGACGGCAGTAGCAAGCGAGCGGCCAAGAAAGGAGAAGAACCTTTTAGAGAACATAGAGAAGTATGTAACAGAAGGCGAC